TGAAGTTGAGGTATTTTTAAAGACTCATCATGTAAATTATCAGGATCAATGACAGCATCTCTCTGCCACATCTCCTGAATTTCATCAAGGTTCATAAAGGATCGCCGTCTGTTCCAAGGACATTATAGACAGTATACTTGAAAGTTACATCTGCTGTAAAGTAGTTGATGTCCGTATCTGAAGACTCGAACTCCAAAGAAGACAGAGCAATGGGAAATAAATCTTTAAACTTAACGAAAGCAATATCTCTAAAATTACTATTCAAAATTCTTAGAGTTCCGTCACTAAATGCTTCTTTTGGATCTCTAATTCCATCATCATTTGTTGTTATATCTTTGTACTGTTGTGCTGTTTCTGGAAACCCAAGACCAGTCAACCAATTGTGAATGGTCATATAGTTTTCCATGTTTTCATCAACAAGAAATCTTAAATTAAAGTCACCATAAACTAACTTGTCCCCAGGAACATCAAGATCCTTCAAATATGAAGGTTGAATTGCCGTTCCCAGAGTGATTTCTGGTAATCTAGCAGAATTTACAAAAAAGTTAATCTTTGGATATCTTGCCAAAGTAAACTTAAATCCAACAGGGGAAAGAAAGTTTCTATTTTGTATTTGCCTGTCAAAAGCAGATGTCATTTATTACTCAGCAATAATTAAATTGTACCACTCTTCGCTCATACCGCTGATAATATTATCCGCACCATCTTTATCAACAGCATATCCTTCGCTGATTAGATGCTCAACTACTTTTTCGTAGTGCTCATGAATTACCTTTGCTTCTTTAGGAGTTGGTTTCATCTTACTAACAGTTTTATTTTTATTTAGATAAAAAAAGAGGGGCATGTGCCCCTCTCGTTATGGTTTTGTGAATTAAATCACATGAGGTTTTGAACCTTGACTCTTCTGTAGTAGCGGTTAGCGTTAACAGCAAGGCGTCCAAGACCTGCGGAGGTTCCCTCAGCGAATGGGTTGGCAACAAGACCATAACGGGTCTTAAAGCCAATTTTTGGCTGGAAGGTGTTCTCACCAACGGCACGAACCATTTGGAGAGGAACATATGGGCAATAGAACAGACCAGCGTCATAAGGTGAAGAACCCTTATAACCAACAACGTAGTACTGATCAGCAGCAAGGTTAGCAGAATATGGATCGATGTATACTCTGTACTTACCTTGGAGAACACCAGCGAAGGTGTTACCAGTGTCATCAACGTTGAGGTTAGCGTTCAGAGCAGGGGTGTAATCAAGTACGCCTGCCATGGTCAGAGCGGAGGCAACGTCTGCGGAGCAGAGGATCATGTTGCCCTTTCCTCTACGAGTTCTTTGTGCGATTGCGTTGGCATCGCGCTCGATTTGGAAAATCAGACCCTTGAACTTCTCAACTGACCAACGACCGTTGCTGTCAACGTCGAGGTCGAAAGCACCAGCGGTAGCAACGTTGGTTTGTGCGCCAGACTCAGCAACCTTATAGATGGTTCTGATAACTTCGCGGTTGATCTCAGCAAGGATCTCGGTTGAGAGAATATTTGCGAGTTCCGCTTCAGCATTCAGACCGTGGATTGCCTTCAGGTCTTGGGCAAGCTCAAGGCTGTATTCTGCCTTCAGTGCTCTTGACTTAGCGGTAACAGTGACTTTCTCGATCGAGAATGCCATCTGGTTGAATTCACCAGCGGTGCCGTCGCCAAGTGCTTCAGCATCTTCGGTGTCCATACCACGACCAGTAGGATAGGTCGTAGCAGCTTGTGAACCCTCTGGGTTAAGAGCAGCAGGGTTGAAGGTTGAGATGGCAGCGGTAGTACCGAAACCAACAGCTCCACCGGTGAGAGCGCCTTCGTTCTGGCTGTAACCAGCAGAAGAAAGGTTGAAGTTGCTATCCTGACCAGAGAATGAGTTGTCTGCTTCGTTGAAGAATGCCTCAGTTCCGCTCTGGTTGGTGTAGCGGGAACGCATTGCGAAGATGAGTCCAGTAGGACCGTTCATTGGTTGAACGCCAGCGAGGTCATAAGCGACCAGGTTTGGCATTGAGCGTCTGATCAGGGAGATCAGAACAGGGTCGAAACCTGCGGTTGGTGAAGAAGCAGCAGCAGAGAAACCTGCGGTGCCACCAGATGAACCGGTGCCATTGGTTGGTGCTTCATAGAGGAATTCGCGCTCTTCGCGGATTGCTCTTTCTTGGTTCTCCAGGAGAACTGCGGTAACCATTCTACGATGGGAATCCTTAATAGGATCCATACCATCATAGTCTAGAACTGGCGCCCACTTCTCCTGCAGATGCTCGGTATTGAACATTTGCATTTGATTTTACCTCTTTGGAAGTGTTATAGTTTGATTTTTTATGATAAAGAGATCACTTTTTAGCAGCTCTGCCGAGTGTCTGCAGATAGGCATTCATCATTGGGGAATACGATTCTTGAATCGCTTGCCCTTCAGATGCTACTTCTTCTGAAATAGACTCGGTTTTGCTTCTTTGAGTACCAGCATTAGTTGGGAAATAAGACTCTCTCAACTTAACTAGTTTCTCACGATAGTTAGCTTCACTATCAAACTCAACATTTTCTGCAAGAGAAGCGAGTTTGTCCTTCTGCGAAAGTGCTAGACCTTCGGATACCTCAGCAAAAATTACGTCGGATACGGACTCTGCTAATCTCTTATTAAGAGCAACATTTCTTTGAATTTGCTCGTTGAGTTTAGTCTCCATTTCATCAAGCTTATCTACCATACTCTCGATAACATCATATTTATCTTCAGGGATTGATACATAATGATCTTCAAAAAGACTCTTCATTCCAGCAAGGAATGATTCGGTCATTTCGGTCTTAAGACCGTGCTCAATTGCCAGAGAGTTCTCTGAGATCCACTCATCGGCAACATACTCTAGGTAAGCGTCTACACGCTCGGTTAATTCAGACTTGATTGATTGAACTTCTTCAATCAGTGCTTCTTCGTACTGAGCTTCAATTTGCTCTTTAACTTCAGCAACTTTAGTCTTGATAGCAGTTTCGAAAATGGTACGTGCTTTCTCTTGGAATTCCTCGGAAAGCTCCTCACCAGTGAAGAGTGCTTGAACATCCTCTTCGACACTGAATTCTGCTTCAGTCTCTTCAGCGACTTCTTCTTCCTCTTCTTCGGCAACTTCTTCGCCTTCTGCTTCTACTTCAAGAACTTCTTCTTCAGCATCTTCGAGGACTTCCTCTTCTTCTGCTTCAGTTTCTTCTTTCATACCAGCAGGCATTGCCTCAGCAGGTTTAGCACCTTTGTTGACAACGTCCTTAACTTGCTTAAGTGTTGCGCTAGGCTCTTTTAGTTTTGCCGAATCATCGTCGGACTTGTAATTTTCTGGAGTAGGTCCGCCAAGATCTTCCCAACTTGCAGTTTGACCTGGGGTATCCAGATCCAACTTTGGCATGGGATCAGCGGCTTTTGCTCCTTTGGTTACTACGTTTTCCATTTCTTGTAAATTGCTACCAACGGACATGTGTTTGTTAGATTTTTTAAATATAATCTGTATTTATTTATAATTTATAGATTTGATAAGAAATCTTGGAAGAGTTCCAGTTTCTTTTCTTCAAGAATTTTTTGATCAACGAGAGTGTTAATTCTCTTCTGAGTTTGTTCGGCAAGTTTTTCACGAAGAATACCACCTTCCCAAACCCACTCTTTACCTTCCATAATTCCCTGAACAAAAGCGTCAGGAGCGGAAGGATCGGCAACGATATCAGCAGCAGTTGCTAACATGAAATCTTCACCGACAACTTTATGACCTTCATTGGTCATTTTGAGTGAACCCACACCACGAGAAGAAACACCAAGAGTAACTCCTTCACCAATCAAAGATTTAGCGATTTTACCCATTGGGGTATCAAGAAGTTGTGCTTTGCCCATGAAGTTTGAACCTTCTTGAACAAGAGAAACAATCTTATGTGAAACGCGATCAAGATTGACGGTAGGACCATCGGGGTGACCGAGTTCACCAAGAGCACGACCCTTTTGAACAAAAGTTTCGTTGTATCTCTGCACTTCTTTTGAGAGAGTATTCATAGGATACATACGACCATTACGGTTGCAGATGTCTCCTTGAAGGAAAATCCCCTCAATGTACATTTTCTTTTCATCACCTTTTCCTTCAGTGATGAATTTAACGTCTGATACTTCTTCTGTGATAAGTTTCATTTTCTTAGTTTGTAAATCCTACTTTTGCGCCTCTAACTTTATTACTATCAGCAAATACACAATGACTTGCAGATTTAACAATTTGTTCGACGGAACCACCAGGCATTGTCATTGACCCAATCCCAGTTCCACCTGCAGTTTCAACAACTGATACAACGTGTGTGCTCGTGTCGGTATTGATAAGACGAACTACTGTTGCCTCACTAAAACTAGTTGCAGTTCCTGTTGTTACAGGCAAAGCAATTTCAGCGGATAAAAGTTTAGTCGTCATTATTCTTGATCCTCATTAGACTCGGTGGCATCGCTTTCTTCATTTTCACCAAACATTGTATTAGCAACTGCGGGGCGAAGACCCTCAATCTTTTCTCCAGCTTTACTGTATAAAAGTTCTTTCAACTTATCAGTAATTTCTGAAGCAGCAGAATCAGTTGCAATCAAATC